ATATACACGCCCAACAGGTTCAATTTGGATTAAAACTACAGAACCAAACGCAGGCGCAAAACTTAATGTTAAAGTATGGGGAACAAGTGCAAAGGCTTGGACTAAAATTGCAGCTCCGTTGTATGATACTAACTTAGACGCACTTTATAATTTAGATAGAACAGGTGGCGGTGCAAATATAGCTATTGGTGCATTATTTGCAAAAACAAACTGTGCAGCCGATGCTAGTAAATTAGCAACATTTAAACTTTACAGAAGACAAAATGTTGGACCAACTACAATTACATCTAACAAAATTACTGCAAGTTCATTTAGTTCGGGTAGTAAGAGTTTTAAAATGAGCTCAACTAAAAAAGGTAGTGCAACTTATGAAACAGAAGTAACTGTAACATTTACTGCAACTGGTGCAACAACTGATGCGGCTTTAATGGCAGCAGAAATTACTAACTCAAATGTAAATGGCGTAAGTGCAGAAGTAAACGCACAAAACAAAGTTGTTATTAAACATTCCGAAGGCGGAGAAATTAAATTTACTGATACAAGTGGTGTTTTAACAGCTGCTGGTTTTTCAGCATACGTTAGTGCAACAAGCGGTTCTGCAAACTTATATCATCAAGATGGTACAGACAACAGCACAAGCCCATTACAACTTCAAGCTTCAAACTGGAAAATACTAACTTATACAGCAAGTGCAAGTGCAGTAACAGCATTGGCACTTGATAAACAATTATGGTATAACTCAATTGTAGACGAAGTGGATATGATGGTACATAATGGTACAAAGTGGGTAGGTTACTTACATTCTACTTCACCTTACTATAGTAGTGATGCTGCAGAACAAACTGATCCAGCAGGTCCGTTAGTTAGTGCTACTAAGCCAACAACACAATCAGATGGCTCAGCACTTAAGAATGGAGACATTTGGATTAGTACAGCAGACTTAGAAAATTATCCTACAGTATACAGGTATAATGCAACACTAACTAATACCCCAGCAGACAATAGATGGGAGCTTATTGATAAGTCCGATCAAACAACTGAAGATGGTATTTTATTTGCTGATGCACGTTACAATACTAGTGGTGCTAATTCAAACTTATCAGGCGACATTGATGCATTATTAGAAAGCGACTTTGTTGACTTTGATTGTCCAGATCCAGCACTTTATCCAAAAGGAATGTTACTGTGGAACTTACGTAGAAGCGGATTTAATGTAAAACGTTTTGAGCGTAACTATATCAATACAGCAAACAATAATGTGCGTTTTGGTTCAGGCGACGGCGAGTCAATGGAAAACTATTATGTACACCGTTGGGTAACTGAGTCAGGAAACCAAGAAGATGGTTCGGGTACATTTGGACGCAAAGCACAGCGTAAAGTTGTTGTACAAGCGTTACAAGCTACAATGAATAGTAATGATGAAATTAGAGATGATGAATCAAGATTGTTTAATGTAATGGCAACACCAGGATATCCAGAGCTAATTGGTGAAATGATTACGCTTAACTTTGATAGAGGCTTAACAGCATTTATCGTAGGCGATTCACCGATGAGACTTACACCAGATGCAACATCACTTAACGAATGGGCAACCAACGTAAACACTGTTGTTGAAGATAACGATGACGGACTTGTAAGTAGAGATGAATACTTAGGTGTATTTTATCCAGCAGGATTTACAAGTGATAATGCAGGTAACAATGTTGTTGTTCCTCCAAGTCATATGATGTTAAGAACAATGGCACTTAGTGACCAAGTATCGTTTCCATGGTTTGCACCAGCAGGCACAAGACGTGGCGGAATTACTAATGCTACATCAACAGGTTACTTAAACAACGAAGGTGAATTTGTAAGTGTTGCACTGAATGAAGGACAGCGTGATACATTGTATTCAAATGCAGTGAATCCAATTACATTCATTACAGGTGCAGGACTTGTAAACTTTGGACAAAAAACAAGAGCAAGAGGTGCAAGTTCACTAGATAGAATCAACGTTGCACGTTTGGTTATCTATCTACGTAGTCAACTTAATAAACTTGCTAAGCCTTATATCTTTGAGCCAAATGATAAAATTACACGTGATGAAATCAAACAAGCGGCTGAAAGTTTAATGCTTGAACTTGTAAGTCAGAGAGCTTTATATGATTACCTAGTTGTGTGTGATGATTCAAACAACACACCAGCAAGAATTGACAGAAACGAACTGTACTTAGATATTGCTATCGAACCAGTTAAGGCTGTGGAATTTATTTACATTCCGCTTAGACTTAAAAACACTGGTGAAATAGCAGGACTATAAACTGATAAATACTATTACTTAGGAGCAAATAGATGGCAATTTCGACCTTATCAAAAATTACAGTGCCTTTGGCTAGCGGAGATTCAGCTAGTAACCAAGGACTGCTAATGCCAAAGCTTCAGTATCGCTTTAGAGTGAGCCTGGAAAACTTTGGTGTTTCAACACCGACAACAGAGCTTACAAAGCAGGTTATTGACGTAACAAGGCCGAACGTAAGTTTTGAACAAATGACTATTGATGTATATAACTCAAGAGTTTATCTAGCAGGTAAACATACTTGGGAACCAATTTCACTTAACTTACGTGAAGATGTGAACAATAATGTGCAAAAACTTGTAGGCGAACAGCTTCAGAAGCAATTTGATTTCTTTGAACAGTCAAGTGCAGCTTCGGGCTTAGATTACAAATTTGTAACTAGAATTGAAATACTAGATGGTGGTAATGGAATTCATACACCAAACATATTAGACACATTTGAAATTTACGGATGTTACTTAGAAAGTGCAAACTATAATGCACTTAACTATGCTACAAACGAACCAGTTACTGTTTCGTTAAGTATTAGATACGATAATGCAATCCAAACACCAGCCGAAACAGGAATTGGAACAGCAGTAGGTAGAACACTTAATACTGCCGTAACAGGCGGCGGCGCCTAAGACATTTTATCAGTTTAGTCTTGCTTAAAGGGGGGTTATACCCCCTTTTATTTTGGCTACATGTTTAATCTACGCACTTTATAATAAGGATAAATATATGTATGGCAGATAAGTTTAACGCATTCGCAGACAGTTTACTCAATGGAACACTAAATCCTAAAGGTAACCTTGCAGACTGGCAACATGCAAGTAGACTATTCGTGTCTGACGCAATGCGTCTTGCACCTAAATCAAAATTTCTTTATCATGTAAACTTTAACATAAACGGTACAGCAGGAAGTATATTACCTGATTTTACACGTAAGCACGTAAATGAAGTAGGAATGCTTGTAAAACGTGCAGACTTGCCAAAGTTTAGTGCCGCTGTTGTAACAAAAAACAAATATAATAGAAAAAAGAATATTCAAACAAATATTACATATAACCCTATTACAATTAGTTTCCATGATGACAATTTAGGTATTACAAGTGTAATGCTTGAATCATATTACAGGTATTATTTTGCAGATGGAAATCAAGGTTGGGATAGAGGACGTAGTGCTTTTAAGAGAGGCAATGCCGATTCAACATATAGAGGATCTATAGATAATGGTTGGAAATTTGGACTTGATAATAACAATCCAGGATTTCCTTTCTTCGATGATATTACTATAACACAGTTTGCACGTAAGAAATTTACAAGTTTTACACTTGTGAATCCAATTATAACTGACTGGCAACATGATACTGTAGATGCTGCAGACGGTGCCGGTATGATGGAAAATACTATTACTATAGCATACGAAGCAGTATTTTACAATAGAGATAATGTTGCATATGATAATCCAAAAGGTTTCGGCGATACAGCACATTATGACAGAACACCTAGTCCTATTTCACCACTAGGCGGTAGTGCAGGCGGATTAGGCACAGCTATTGGTACAGCTATTAGTTTAGCACAATATATTGCAGGAGGTCAAAACTTCAATAATCCTTTAGAAGCAATATTAGCAGGAGCAAATTTATTAGGTAACATTAGGAATTTATCTAAAGAAGGTTTAAGACAAGAGGGCTTCAACTTACTTACAGGAGCGATAGGGGCTGCCGCAGGCATTGATGTAAGTGGCGTTTCACAAACATTCTTTCCAAAAAGCGGAGGCAAAGGTAATCTTGTTACTGCCGCGGCTGCTATTGGATTAGGATTAGCCGCAGCGACATCTGCTGGCAGAAGTAGCACATCAAATCAAAAAGCATTTCAAAATGCCGGAGGTGATTTAAAGAATGCCCTATCTGCTGGACAAAGTAGCTTATTTGGGAGATAGTAAATGAGCAGTTTACCTCAAGAAGAACAAAGCAATGATCAACGTGTAAATCAATTATTTGACAAGTATTATACAGCACCACAAAATTTTCCTAGTAATCAAGTTGATGCAGTAGTTGGCTTTTTTGAAAAGAGAGATTTCGACAAAACTGCTGCTATTAGTACAGCTACAGTATTACTTAACCAAGCAAAGTTAGACGGAGTAAATGTATTTGAGTTATTAGATACATTAAAAGGTATGGAGTCAATACAGTTAAGCACGGTTGTAGCACAAGTTATAAACTATAACAGACCGTCAACAAGTACACTTGGTTTCAAACGTGATGAACAAGCAAATAAGACTGAAAAAAGAAATATCTTAGTCTAATGGCAAGATTTGCTCAAGGAAAATATAGACTTAAATTCCCGAAAAAATATCAAGGCAACAATAGTCCGACTTACAGATCAAGTTGGGAGTTTGCTTTTATGAAGTTTTGCGACGAGCATCCGTATGTTACAAATTGGGCAAGCGAAGCAGTAAAGATACCTTATAGAAATCCTTTAACAGGTAAACAAACAATATATGTGCCTGACTTTTTTGTTGTATATGCTGACAAAGGCGGAAAGCAAAAAGTAGAACTTATAGAAGTTAAACCAAAAAATCAAGCTGTTGCAGAAAATCTAGGACGAAGTCAAGTAAACAAAGCTCATTACATAATCAATATGGCAAAGTGGGAAGCCGCTAGACATTGGTGTAAACAAAAGGGCATTTTCTTTAGGGTTATTACAGAAGATGACATCTTCCATAATGGTCGACGATAAATACTTTGAAATTAAAAGGTTTTTATTATGACGAAAAAACTAGAAGATTTGTTAAATTTGCCTGAAAGCAAAACAATTATTCAAGACGATAAGAAAAAAGAAAAGATGCAAACAGCAGTCGTTGAGCAAGAAGAAACAATTCGATCAATGGCAGAGTTTGATAAAATTACTGCTGCATTACCTCAAGTAAAAGGCTTGGGCGATAAAGCAGATAATGAACTAGAAGACATTGCAAACAAAGCACTACAAAGTTACGAAGACTTAATGGACTTAGGAATGAACGTAGAAAGCCGATACTCGGGAAGAGTTTTTGAAGTAGCCGGCGGTATGCTAAAAACTGGCTTGGATGCTAAAGTTGCCAAAATGGATAAAAAGCTAAAGATGATAGAGCTACAACTTAAAAAAGAAAAGTTAGATAAAGATAGCAATGAAGTAGATGTAGTAAGCGGAGACGGCTATGTGGTTACAGACCGAAACAGTTTGCTCGAGAAACTTAAGAATATGGATAAATAGTTTATATAGG